AAACGTTGTTGGCAACTAGAACCAGCACGTCTGGACCATTTGGGAATCCAGGTGTAGTATTACTACCATCACCACCCAGCACACTGTTGCCCAGCTCTCGAACATCGCCCATATCATAGGTTTCGGCACCGGTGTCAGCAAAGAAGCTGAATATCTGTTCGCCGCCTATGCAGGTCTGAGCAGTGCTGGTAAAGTCGCAGTATTGCGCTAAACTACCTGTACCAGTTAGAGCCACAACCGAGGTAACAGTCCACATACCAGGCATGTTTGACGCTGTAATGGTTCTAGGATTTAAAATACCTGTAATTAGTACAGGTCCTCGACTAATTAAACCAAGGCTGGCTGGTTTTAACTGCATTCTGTTGATAATTTCTCTACCGCCAAGCTGACTTACAATGCTGTTGTCTACGCTTGGTGCAATACGCACGGCCAACAGGTTAGCACTAGTACCTGAGTTGATTGCCTTACCACCAGTACCGCCTCGGGCAGTACTGACGCTGAACACAATGCTTCGATCAATACCATAACCACCGTCCATGATTACGCTGCTACCCCAGTGACTTACAATTGGAGCGCAGGTACAGTTAATGTAGTTGATGCTGGTCTGTGAACTAGTACCTGCAGTTCCACCTTCGAATTCCGTAGTGGTAAAGGTTACGTTGCTGGTTGAACCACCGGGTTGTCTGCGGGTTAGTCCTGTAAGGTTCCAGGCACGCATAGTTTCAGTGCTAAGTATTGTATTTAAACTACGTCCTGTAAATCCTATGACCTCAGACTTGGTGCCCTGTTGCAGGATAATGGTTCCTGAGCTAGGCCAGTATGGACCAAATTCATCTCTGATGACCAGGGTGGTTGCGGTATCTGTTAGAGCCACTCCAGCTGTGCTGGTGCTGCCACTGAATAGTTTACAGGTTGGACCTTCGTTGCTGACTTCGTAACGAGCCGGCAAGTTACCTGAACGCATATAGGCCTGGTTGTTGACGTTGTTGTTGACCACATTGTGTGCATAAAGTATGCTACCATCGGTTCCTCTGAAACCAAATCTAACACGACCTGCACCATACCAGCTGTAGTCTATGTAGAACATCTGCATTTTTCTAAGATCTAGATTATAACCACTTGGACCCTGACCATCACACTTGTCTAAATTCCAGGAACTTTGTGGATAATAATCTTCTTCGGTCAGGTTAAGTCTAATACCTGTAATGCTAACGCCCCTGTATGTAGGTGCAATTTGCAGGCTGGTGTCTGAATCAACACTCAGCACCAGGTAGCTCTGACCACGTGCTACAATATAATCACCGGGCTTAACCTGTTTGCTAAATTTACTGCCCGTGCCAGTAATTGTACTTGAACCTCGTACAACCGTGGCTCGGCCCATGAGTTCTTTGGTGCTTCTGCGCATGGTACAGAATAGTGTGTTACCATCGTACTGGAAGAAGAATCCGTTTTGACTATCAAACATGCCAGTGCGGCAGGTGCTGCCTGTCCAGGCTGTGCAGGTAAATTCTGGTATGCCACCTGGGCTAGTATCGGTTGAAGCAGAATCCATTTCAAAGGTTACAGTGTTGCTTGAAAACACAACACCGGTTACTGTAAACTCCCCATTATAGGGATTTGCTGCACCAGCATTGACTTCAACACCTTCAACTCTAATAGTTGCACCCGATGTAATTGAAAGTCTTTGATCCGTGGTTAAGGTACAGGTAGTTCCAGATGAAATAATCGAAGTAATATCCCAGGTTGGCGTAATTTTTGTACCTGTTGAGAACTGTATGCCTTTACCTGATTGGTAACGGAAATATTTACGAGTCTGACGTATGGCCTGTATGCCTTCTTGAGGACGACCCGTACTCATCAACACACCACCATCACTGGGTCTGTGGTTGAAGTTAGCTTCTGGTCGTGGTAAAATAACACCCGAGCCCAGGGTTGGTGATGCTGTACCAGTCTGCGTACCCGTGGTTCGGTATCTAAAACTGGTTGGACTTGGCACATCAAAAACTTCCCAGTTACCATTCACAGTATTAGTAGTTACATCTTTTATCAGGATTGGACTAGTTGGCAACAACCCATGGCTACCCGTGGTTGTTACAGTAATCATGCTGTTGGCAGCATTGTCACTAATAATGCTTGCTATAGGAAAGGTTTGAGTAACGTTATTATTGTTGTAGATACCACCGGCCTGTACGATGATACTGCTGTGATATGGACTACTTGCTATAACGCCATTGGCTGTATAGGTAAAACGTCGTGAAGTTGGTGCAGTATTGACTACAAATACACCATCGGCATCATAGAACGCACTGTAAATTACATTACATACTTCACCGGCTGTAAGAGCATGATCCTCACCACAATCAACAGTGATTAAACTGCGAGGACTTTGAGCTCCAGTTGATATGCTGGTAATGTTTAAACTGTTACCGCCACTTTTAAAGAAATAGCTGGGTATGTTGTTTACCAGCGGAGTACTTTCCCATTTAATGGGTTGTAGACCATATTCAAAGTCAGTATCGATCAAACTTTCTGGCATCGCTACACGCAGTTTGTTTACAGGATCCTGAACTGTTTCACCAAAATCAATGGCTGTTGTTGGGCGATCCTCTAGAATCAGCAGTGAATCACTGCTGCTCATGGCCGTGGTGTTGTAGCCCAGAGTAAACTGAGTACCAAAACTTTGGTAGGGGACTGTGTAGTTGGTTATGCCTAGGTCTGGATCACTAAAGTTGAACAAAACTGTATTGGTTTTTGCATTGGTAACCAATAATAAGTTTGCCTGTGGAATGATCCTGTTAGGGATTGTAACGGTTCTGGTAGCGGGATTAAACTCATAAAACTCTACCAATACTCTTTTTGCCATGCTATTCTCCGAATCTGACTATTATCTAGTATTTATATATTTTTTTTCAAAGGGGAAATACCAGCAGAGCTGGTATTTTCCTCAGATTTCAATGCATTACTGGCAATTAGCTAACTGTAATTGACCAAGTAATTTGAAGTGTATCGTCATTACCTTTGTTAACAGCTGCAAAAGTTGTGCGGCACAGCATAGTACCACCCAGAGCTGCTGTTGAGCTATTGAAAATACCAGCTTCGGTTATGGCTGTTGTGTTACTTGTATTAGTACGTTGTGGGTTATTAGTACCAAATACTGCTACATAGGTAACAACACCAGTGCTTTGTGTGGTGCTAGCAATGGCTGCACGGGTATAAGCTGCTATGTCGCCTGCTACAGTAACTTCAGAACTCAGTGTTGAGTCGCCTACTGCTGCTGTTGTTGTGCTAGTACCCAGTGCCATGTGTGTCATGCAGCTGGTTGTTGAATTAGTTGTTGCGACTGCAGTTGCATTGCTTGTACCAATCATGCGTGTTGCAATGTAGTTTTTACCGGCTTGTACTACCAAGTTTGGAATGAATCGATCTTCTTTTAGGCTACCGTCTGGACCCCAAACCTTGATGTCAACACTGCCACGAAGTTTTAAGAATTCGTCAGTTAACATTTATAATACTCCTTGATTTAGTTAGTTATAATTTTCGCACATCACTGCTGATGAAATAATTTATCTGCAGAAATTTATCAATTTCTTCGTATATTTATAAGATACGCGTATTTGACCAGGGATTTATGAACTAAAAGTTCTGATGTTGGTCAATACAGATGTACCATCTCCGAATGCTATGAGGCCTGCATCAGCTGAGATGATGTTATCACTGCCCAAGGGGTTTGTAACACCAGCACGCTTGGCCTGTTTTACATAATTAAATGCTATGAATTCATTGGGATTCTCACCTGTCTGGGCTACCTTGGCTGCAACAGTTCCACCCACAGTAATGTTGTCGGCTCGGGCATCAAACAAATACTGAGAGTCCTGATAATCGCCAGCACTGCCTAAACTGCGTACATAATGATAAAAATTAGCAAAGTCACCAAAGCGTCGATCTACTACACGCCCTAGTTCAAAAGTAGCACCCCAGAGTCTAAGACTGCGCGATGGATTACCAGCATACACCATGTTGCCAGATGTATCCTGCATTTTTATTCTAACGGTTAGCCCAGGTGCGTCTGGCATGGTCTAATACTCCTTAAACTGTGCCAAAGGCTGTTATGTTTTGAGCTGATACTATGCTGCCATCACTGTTAAATTTTAGTCTGGCCGTGCCGTTATGGTAAAACACCAGACTGCCACTCAGTTCTTGTATGGTCCAAGCGGATGTAATGCTACTGCCCAGGCTTAATACGCCGTTGGCACTAATGTTGATGCTGGTGTTGTTGGGGCGAACTATGCCCAGTGTGGTTGTAGTACCAGTAGGAACTGTTATGTTGGCTACTGTAGAACTAAGACTAAGCAACGTAGCACTCACACTACCAATGCTGGCAGTATTAACACCAACTTGACTGCTGACCGTAGCCAGGGTTGAACTAATGGAATCGGCTTTGCTATTGGCTGTTGAGGCTACTGAACTAACACTAACAACTGCTGAGCTAAGTTGTGTAACCGATGTTTCAGTGGCCAGGGGTACACCACCCTGCAGTATGCCATCCATGACCACCAGGGTAACCTTACTGGTATCTACAAATAATTCACCAGCTGCGCCGGTTATGCCCGCAACCTCGGCGGTGGTTCCTCTGCGGTGTTGTACAATTCTTGCCATTTTAAGTTTTTCCTATAACGTATCTACGTATTTATTAAAGTTAGATAGCCTAATTTATAAACATATAATCTATGTTGGCTACAGTGCTGGTCATGTAATCCTCGGTGTCTGAGCCGGTTTGGAAGTCCGTTACCAGACCATAGATAATATTATCTTCGGACACCAGAGGGGTTTCGGTAAATATTCTAAATGTCATTGACTGTAGTCTGATGGTATCTGATGTTCCAACTACAACGCCCTCGTCAACCTGACGTCCTTCCAGAGTTTCGGTAATTCGTACAGCTGGTCCAATAATTCTACACAGATATACCTGGTTGCTGCTGTCTATGGTTTGTATGGTAGAATAAAATATGGTGCTGCTGGTAACCACACTGACTGAACTTAGATCAAAGTCCGCAAATATGTTGTTGTTGACCTGCAGTCTAAATCTACTAACGCCACCCAAAGGACTAGCATAAACACCCAGACTAAAAATATCTCGATCTTCATTGTTATCTAACACTCTGGTTTGCAATAAATGTTCGCCATTTATGATGGTTTCATAACCATCATTTACAACAACGCCAGTGTAGTCGGGTAAATCACTCAGTGGGACTTCTTCATACCAACGATTTTGATAATAGGTGTTGGGTGTTGGTACATCAAATATCTCATACAGCTGATTGGCATCATAGGTGGTGCTTCTGTAGGGCAGATTGCCCGAGGTTAGAATTGGACTACGGAACACAACTACATTGCTTTTTAGCCAATCCTGCGGTCTAAAATCTTCGCTATAGGTAAACAGGTTGGTACGAGTCCAGCTGGTACTATAGGCCGGATCGTCGTTAAAACCCCGTCTGGCACCTATGTTTATGAATCGTTGCAGACTTTCGCTTGGATCGTTGCCCTTGACTATGTTAGCCGTGCCACCAACAAATACAACTTCACTGTCTGTTCCGGCTATAACAGTAGTGCCACTAAATTCTAGGTTCTGATCCAGTTTTACAGCTCTGGTTACGGTCAATGCTTTGCGTTCTGTAGGCAGTGCTGTATCTGCATACTTGCTGGTTATTAGGAAATCAACACGTTCACGCTCGTCATTGTGTAAACGAGTTGGCCAGATGTCTCTGTGTCTATGTAAACTACCTACAAATAATCTATCACCATCGGCCGGGTTAATGTTGAATCCGTATCGACTTAGCTGTCCGCCAGCAGTTTTAATATAGGTCAGACTGCTTAGTTCAAATTCAACCTGGTCACCAATTTCTAACTGAGCTCCCCAGGCATAGAAGGCACCAGTGCCAGTGCCAGTATAAGTTTGAGTTAAACTAGAATTTTCTACAGCACTAATACGTATGGTCTGAGCTCGTGTACTAGGTGTCAGGGCAAAACGACTTATGGCACGGGGATTGTCTGGACTGTTTAATAGTAGATCCAGTGATTTTAGTTCTTCCAGAGGATCGCGGGTAAAATCAGGCAATCGGGCTGTTAACGAACACAGGAACCAACCTTCACCAGTTCGACCCATCTGAGCACTGTCAGCATTGGTGCCAACAACTACGCCAGCATTTAGATCAAAAATAGCAAAGAATTCCCCGGCAACGTCTATGCGAACATAACGACGGGCGGCCTGTTTTAGATTTACACCAAAAACAAAACGTTCACCAGCTGTAAAGTCGGCTTCGGCCGTGGCTTCTATGAAATGCTGTCCGGCTACAGCATCTTCGATGATTAAATCGGCTGCGCTGACATTGATGGTCTGACTGTTTAGTTTGGCTTCTCGATACCAGGCGCGGCCAGCTGGATTTCTGTACTGGTAGCCTTCGAAGATTTCCATGATGTTGGCAGCTTCATAGCTGCTGTCATACAATATGGCCGTTGAACTATAAAATAAATCTGGATGATTTATGGCATCACTGTCCACACTGACATTGGTACGTTCCCAATAGCTAGCAGCCCCAAATTGTTCACTGAAATAAATTAAATTGGTTCTTAACAGTGGTATGTTCTGATAGACCCCAGTGTTAAGGCCTATGCCCAGCTGTTGTAGGCTGGCCTCGGCGGTAACAGCAGTGCTGGTAAACCCCTGATATGGGTATCTCTTATAGTTTGCGGCTCTGGCCAAATAGTCACTAGGACTAGCTGTATCAGTATTGCGTTTACCTATGAGTAATCTGTTGATACCATCTAGTAGTTGTACGGCAGCGTCATCATCACCAGCTGTGTCTAAAAGTTCTAGATCGGCTGCACCCACAGTATCAAAAAAGAATCTGTTTCTAGTTAAGGCTCCTGAAAGTACATCGGTAATAGTAACTGTATCGGTATAGACATAGGGTCTGAGTATACGCAACACTTCAGATATTTCAGCTGATTCAGTTAGACCTTTGTTTATGTAGTAACTGTTGATTATGCTGCCCAGACTAAAATCTGATTGCAGGCCTTTAGTAAACTGTATACTATCAGTATCGGCCTGTGTAACAGAATCTGTATTGGCAGTTTTAGCTATGTAAAAATCTGCGTTATCAAACTGATCAAAGGCATCGTCTAGATCTTTTATGGAGCTGTATACTAATTGATCGCCCAGATCCAGATTGTCTATCATGCTGGCCGTATCAGCCAGAGATTTTAAGAACACAAACGCCAGAGCTTCTAGACTAACATCAAAGCTATCGGCTGCGGATTTAATAGCATAGCGTGTATCAGCACTGGTTAGATTAAATACGTCTGCTAGAACTTTGTTGTTCCATAAAGCAGCTGCATCAGTCACAGGCTGATCATTACTATCTAACTGTTTATCCAGATATTTTGCAACTCGATCAGTTACCTCAGGATCAGACAACAACACTTTGTTGGCAAAAAATGCTATGTTTTCTGCGGCATTGTTGCTGACTCGTACTGGTATGTCTGAACCTACGGTTAAGAATTCGCGTATGCCCTTGTCCAGGGTATAGGTGCTGCCGTCTATGAGCGTAAAGTTATCAATCATGCCAACAGCATCGGCAAATACTCTATAGGCGCTAATGGTACGGCTGAATGTATCAGCTACGTCAATACTGTCTTGTGGTTTCTGATCACGCAGACGAATAAATCGTATGTCAGTATCATCAAGGCTGATACTGTCTCGGAGCGTGGCTGGAATTTGCAACAGAAAAGGTCTGTCAACAAAGGTGGTTGTTTCTGAAAATTCTCTAAGAACAGCACTGACAAACTGTACAATACTAACATCAGTAAGCGTTACCGAATCTGTGATGCGACGACCAGCCAGGTATTTAAATACTATGGCATCTAAACTGCTAAACGGATCGTTGAATCCTTTTATGGCACTCAGGGTTGGCCTATTGGCTGTAATAGTAATGTAGTCTTGGGGATTGGTGCTGCCAAAGATGCCAAACGGATCGTAGGCTATGCGCTCTACGAGTTTGGATATAACAACTCGAACTTTGGGAATGCGTAAATAACTCATGTTACCTACCTGGTAATACGCGGAGTTACAGTTACAATGCCCTCTACAGCACGTGTTTTAGTACCAGTGCCGCCATTGGTTAGTACTACATCATACAGGTAACGCCCATATTTGATGCCTGCGCTGCTGGCCGCAGACAGACTAAGTACAACTTCACCATTGCCTGGCAATGGTATGCCTACGGTAAAAACTGCCGTTGAACTAACGCTGTCATAACTGCGACGCATCTGAGCTTCGCCAGTAAAATTGGTTAAATTTAAAGGACTAACTATGTCAGCATAGAGCTTTATGGTAGCCTGAAAATCTGTGCCCTGTTCTAGTATAATGTTTTGTTGTATGGCCATTACTTGTCCAGCAGTTGTTGTAGGAGGGTTCGAATATCTACAAGAAGGTTCTCATGGTTATTTATACGTTCCTCCAACTGTGATATTTGCTGACGGGTTGCCAGGCGGTCGGCTCGTTGTTGGTGATACCGTTCAAAAGCATCGGTATCCACATCTATGATAGCGTTGTTTGCAGGATCGCGTCTTAGATGTGGATTATCGGCTACTCTAATAAGTTCTTCATTATGCATGAGCTATGACTCTAAGATTGCGGAACTGTGGAACTCGAGCCGCATTACTAGAGCGCATGACCAGTTTAACCTGGAATGCCGTAAATGGATTTAGATCTATTGGTGTTCCAGTGCTGTCAAAACGGCTAATGTTGAATTCAACATCGGTAAAGTTGCCTCGTACATCACTCTTGACCAGGGTAGCATAGCTGCTGTTGGTATTAGGCTGATTTGGAGCCACAAATCTAGTCCAGATTATGTTGTTAAAATCACTGCCGCTGGCACCAGTTTTGTAATACACATCAAAGTCCGCAGCATTAGGTACGCAGGCTTCAACAATCATTTTGATCTGGCTAGCTGGATTTTTAAGATTGATCACTCGGGTAATAAATTTAGCTTCGGTGTTACCAGCTACGGTTGTAATTTCCTCGGTAAAGTCATTAAACTGTCTAATGGTTATGGCATCCGCAGTAGTACTGGTCTGTATGGTGGTGCTGCTAACAAACAGGGTTTTACCATTGTTTACTACATTAAGCACTAGTAGGCCAGTGCTGGTTATGTTGTTGGCACTCACACTGCTACCTGACACTGTAATGTAACGACCTGGAACTATGTTGTTGAACAGTCCTTCAGTAGTTGTATTAATGGTGTCAAAATTACCATCAAAAGTTATGGTGGTATTGTTGTTGCAAATAACATCGGTCACCAGAACTGTACTGGTCGAACCCGCAATGCTTAGCGCACTGAGTCTAGATGCCTGAGTAGGATTATCAATTCTTTGATTAAATACATCTACATAAATGGTGCTTAGATCAATGGCTGGGCTAACTGCATCATCGGTTGTACTCATGGTGACTACACCAATGAAACTGTTCTTCCAGATCTGGTTAGTACCACCGGCATTAATGGTAATGCTGGTATCTACACGATTGGCTTCATTAAGTTCGCTCAGCAACACCACGCTGCTGTCTAAAGCATTGATGTCATTAAAGTTTAATGTTCTAGTATACCAGCTGTATGGAACAGTTGGTGCATTAGCATCGTTGTCATAGGTTACACCGCGCAACAGCTTACCAGTTAGGTTTAAAGTTGTTGGTTGGAAGTTTAGTGTTCTAGCACGAGGTTTGACCATGTGATACTGTATGTTTTTAGCACCACTGATGTCATTACCACCGGCTATGGTAGAAGTTACTCCAGTAACACCACCACTGATAATAGCCTGTGAACTTACGGTCACAGTATAGGTATCCAGAGTAACATCACTGATGGTTAATACTGGGTCTAGGTCATTTGGTTGATAAGTACTGAGCGTTGAGCTAACATAGTTACCAAAAATTTCTCCAACTGGTATGCTGTTAATAGAACTTAGGTTGTTTAAGGCATACTGTCCGGCCCAATAAGCACTGTACAATCTGACTGTATCACCGCTGGCAAATCCATGGTTTCTGTGTCCAATGCGAATCTTGTTGCTACCATGCACAAAGGTCAATGGATTATTTGGCAACTGATCAGTGCCCAGTGGCTGAGTCACAAAGTGTGCTCTGGCTCCGGTGTCGGCTGTACTAAACACACAACGATTCAGTCTAAATTTAATGTCGCTTAGCTGATCCTCGGTCCAGAGGATACCATCTTGAGATTTAAATAAACTACCAAATAACACATTGGTGGTATAGGTTTTGGTTGGCTCAAAGATGTCCTGCTGACCCAGTGTAGCAATCCAGACTCTGTAGTTCTTGGTATCACATCGGGGCACAATGGCATAGTGTTTGTTTGGTAACAGGTAAATAGGTTGACTAAATTTAAATTTAGTTGGTGTTCGGCCCGTTGCATCTACAATAACATCGTCTGGATACAATGTTACAGCTGCACCTGGAACCAGTTCATTGGCACTAGGACGACCTGACTCATCACATACACGAATGTCTAGGTGGATTGGAGCTTTTTCTGTTAGTGGTTTTTGTGAAAAGAATAAATCCACATCACTAATATACGCACCGTTTACATACTGATCAGGCAGTTTGAATGACTGAGCAATTGGATCGTAATAGCGTTGTACATAGGTCTTGGTAGTTATGTAACTGTTGGTAATCTGTACATTGGTGCCCTGAGCATAATACTCAGCTGTTGCTCGAGCGGTCCAGTCATCAGGATCATTGTCTGGATGATCAGTAATAACCACAGGTTTGCGACCACTGAGGAACTGAAGCATGTCGGTATTAGGCAAGTCAAGCACGGCAACTACATTGCCCTTGCTATCTGAATACAGGTAATTGTCCGTTCCCTGAGTCAGTGCTGTGGCAGCTGTTACTGTGGCATTGACTCGTTTTACTTCAGAACCGTCAATGCCCACATAGAACTGGCCGGCTGAATAGTTATAACTGCCAGAATTTCTAATAAACGTTGGACTTAATTTACCACGAGCATTAACCAAATACAGCGTGGTTGAATCCTGTAATGCAGCAACTGCACTACCAACAAGTTTGCGTTCAGCGCCCGTGCCTTCGTAATAATACACGCAAGGCCCAGCTGCAAAAGCCAGTTTGAATGCATCACGCGTAGCCACGCTGGGCAGGAATGTTTCGACTGTTTTAGGATTTAAATTAGTATGGAACCAACCGTAATCATATACCCAGGAACTTTCATAGCCATAGGCAGCTGCGGTTGCTCGTGTTACCTCTTTGATGTTTACACTGACATATTCACTTCTGCGACGAGGAATTTCATTGGCAGCATTGGCTCTGGTTTCGTTAAATTCCAGTATGGGCATGTTGTCAAAGGTCATTTTTACAGCGCCAGTCATGTAGCTATCAATTCTTTGATCGTCAAAGAAGCAATAATACTTGGCATTAGGGCGTAGACCATTGGCCTTCCATAAAATGCTCTGTGCTCGGCAATACGGCAATAGTGTAGTTGGTCCACGACTAGAACTAACTAATGTAGTAGTCCGTCTTTCAATGGTACTATGGAAACGACCCCAGCCACCATCTAGAGTTTCTCTAATGGTTGTTGTACCACCTGTGGTATAATTTTCAGTATAGGTATAGGTTTCGTAGATGTCAGCCTCGGGAACTAATTTTAAGTTACCCAGGAATGTAGCAGTCAGGAAAGGTGCAACTGCAATGCTGGTTGTAGCTAAATCTTGTCTTAGTACTGTACTGGTTGTGTATTTAAGTGTCATTAAATCACCAGTAACCGCATAGTTTTCCTGAGTTCTGGCGCTGCGTAATCCAGTTAATTCACTGCTGGTAAATAACCCAGCAGTATAGTTAATTTTTTCTACCAGTGGTATGCTATTAACTACAATGTTGGGCTGTACAAGATTCTGATCCATGTCCATGGTAAAACGGCCATCGCCAGTTACTTCGGTGTTGCTTAGATCCGTAAAGTTATCAACAAAGAAACCAGTCTTGTAACGTTCCAGTGTGCTGTCTAGATTGTCTCGAATCTGCAGATTTTTAGTTTTGGCTTCTAGCAGATTTAAACTGGTCACAGCTTCTAAATTAGTTACTCGTCTTTCAACCTGACCTATGTCTTTCATGGTAAAGCGACGATTTTCATATTTGGTAGTAGTAATCACAGGTTCATTTATGCTGCGTGTATACGGAGCTAAACTAACATCATATAGTTTAACAGCATTAAGAGTGTCGGCTAATTTTGGAAATTCTGGAACAGTATCACTGACGCCAGAGACATTGTAGAAACTGCTATTTTTATCCAGGAATATACTTTCTTTGCGACCCAGATAAAAACTAACATCGGCCGTAAAGTTTGTGGCAAAACGAGGAGCTGCACTATCTGAAGCAAGTCCAGTTGCAGCACTGGTGATTCGAGGTCTAAAGTCTAGTACATCGCCCAGATTGGTGCCCTTGTAACTGGTAATTTTTTCATAGGGATGTGTGTTTGTAGCATAGCTGCTGCGAGCAAAAAAGTCGCCGGCACCGTGTTCAAAGTAATCATAGTATACTCTAATACTACCAGTTGGTGGTGGCATACCTGGTCTGAGTCGTACGCTACCAAAATCATAGAAGCAATCTCGTTGACCATTGTCTAGTACATAACGGCTGGTAACATCTGTAGCAGCTGACTGTATGATTGCATCCCAGGTAGCTGTAAATGAAGCTGCTTGG